TGAAGCACACTATCTGCTTGCTCGTTACTATGAGAGGCATGATCAGGATGGTAGTTGGAAAGACTGCTACCAGACAGCATGTGTTGCAGAAGCATTTTGCGATAGAGATCCTCCTCCTCTTCGCACAAAGGTAGACTATCCTGGTTTCTTTGGAATCCTTTTTGAGAAAGCTGTCTCTGCTTGGTGGTGTGGTTTGTGTGATGAGTCTAGAGACATGCTTCAAGATCTACTTGATAATCATGATCTTGATGATCAACATAAGCAATCTGTTGCTGCAAATCTACAGAAACTTAGTGGAGGAAAGAGCGGACTTCCGAAGTTGAATTGGTACTCAAATAAAAATCACAAGAAACTTCGCTATAAGTTCAAAGGATCTAAGTCGATTGAAAAGAACTATGCTGAGTCTTATCAAGATATGTTTGTTCTTTCTATGCTTAATGGTAAGAAAAACGGAACTTACCTTGAGATTGGTGCTGGTAATGCCTTCTACGGAAATAATACTGCTCTCTTAGAAACTAAGTTTGGATGGAATGGTGTCGCCCTTGATATTGATGAAAATTTTGTAGCAGCACATAACAATGAGAGGAAGCATAATTGTCTGCTCAAGGATGCCCTCAAGGTCAACTATGAGAGACTCCTAATGGGTCTTGATATGCCAGAGGACATTGACTACCTACAGCTAGACTGTGACCCTCCAGAGGTTACTTACAAGATCCTTTTGAACATGCCCTTTGAGACTCATAGATTTGCAGTCATTACCTATGAGCATGATTATTATTGCGATGACACAAAGTCTTTCCGAGAAAAGTCTAGAAAGTACCTTGAGTCATTTGGGTATAAATTAGTTGTAGATAACATTTCTCCAAATGATGAGAAACCATACGAAGATTGGTGGGTTCATCCTGATCTAGTTGACGAATCAATTCTTGAGAAGATGATTTGTGTTGATGGTGAAACCAAGAAAGCTGAAAGTTACATGTTAAATTCTTTGTAAAATTATGTCTATTCCTGTTATTGGCGTTCCTGTTGTAAACAGCACTTTTTGGGTAAGTCGGTTGCTCATGAGCATCGACTACCCAGTCGATGAAGTTTTCATTGTTAATAACAATGGAAGGGGAGAACTTGACGAGGAACTAGCAAAACTTGCTAGTCTTAAGCATAAGTATGTTAAAAGTATCAAAGTTGCCAATCTCCCTGGTAACTTAGGTGTTTCTGGTGCATGGAATCTAATTATCAAGTGCTATCTGATGGCACCATATTGGATCATTTGTAATGATGATGTTTCTTTTGGACCTGGTTTCTTAGAAGAAATGGTCAAAACTGCCGAATCTGATCCTATGATTGGAATGATTCATGGAAACAAAGGTGACTTTGGTGTTGGAAGTTGGGATGTTTTCTTTATTAGAGAAAGTATCATCAGACAGTTTGGTTTATTTGATGAGAATCTATATCCTGCTTACTGCGAAGATGCAGACATGATCATGAGATTCCTGCATCGTCCTATCCGTAAAGTCATGGAACTACAGTCGATGTATTATCATGGTTTTGGTAAGAAGGATGAATACTATACTCATGGTAGTCAGACTAAGAAGACTGAACCAGATCTTGCTGAAAAGTTGGATGCATGTAATTCAATGAATATTGACTACCTTACTGAGAAGTGGGGTAAAGAATGGAGACTCTGTGGTCCAACTAAACTACCTTGGGAAGGTCAAGAACAACCAATTTCAGCAACAACTTTTGATTTAGATTTTGTTAGGAGTAAACACTTAGGTTTCTAATATGAATCAGATGTTAAGCGTTAGTCCTGATTATAGGAAGTCGCAAAGAGTAATTATTGTTGATAATTTTTATAAAGATCCTCATGCTGTCAGGAAGTTTGCTTTAGAGCAAGACTATTATGATGATGCTGGATATATCGGCAGAAGAACTCGTAAACAATTTTTTATTCCAGGTACTAGAGAAGCATTTGAAGACCTACTTGGAACTAAGATTACCGAATGGGAATCTCATGGAATGAATGGTAGGTTTCAGCATAATTGGTCTGGAGAAAAACTTGTTTATCATTGTGATGATCAAACTTGGGCAGGTATGATTTATCTGACTCCTGATGCTCCTCCAGAGTGTGGAACTACAATGTGGAGACATAAGGAAACCAAGATTCATCATAATTCCCAAATTAATTGGGAGGCAGGTGAAGGTCTCAAAGTTTTCAATCAAAGAACTTTCCTAGATAGAACACCATACGAACCAGTTGATGTTGCTGGTAATGTTTTTAATCGTTTGGTTCTTTTCAGCGGCGGTAATATTCATTCAGCTTCTGAATACTTCGGAGACTGCAAAGAAAATTGTAGACTCTGGCATATGTTCTTTTTTGATTGATGAGGTAACTATGGACTTTAAGGTTTATACTAAGGAAGAGTGTCCTTATTGTGATAAGGTCAAAACTGTTCTCAAGTTGACAAAACTGGAACATGTGGTCTATACTCTGGAGGATGACTTTACCCGAGAAGAGTTTTATTCTCAATTTGGTGAGGGCAGTACTTTCCCTCAAGTGATCGTTAACGAAACAAAAATTGGCGGATGTCTAGAAACAGTGAAGTACCTTCGGGAAAAGAATCTGATTTGAATGGCATAAATAATGATAACCACACAAACCGTGGTATTGATTTCATTCTTAATGGAGGGAAAAAGAAGCAAAAACAACCATTACATATAATCTTTGAAAAGATGGTTTGCTTCTTAAACAGGGAAGTAACTGTCTATTTCGAGATTTCCTTTAATTTAAGGAAAAGAAAGTAGTTCCCTAGAGGTAAGAAAAATGTTAGCAGTTAGTTTAGTCTTTGGTTCATTTATGACCATCCTGTTTCTTATCGTGGGATTGATTGGAGGTTGGACTGCTAGAGAATACATGATGAACTATCGGGAAGTTCCAAGACCTCACCCCGAAATGTTTGATAATCAGGGTAACCTGATTCCAGATGAGGTAATTGCATTTAACTTTGAAAACTATCATGACTACGAAGACAACGGCGAAGAAGACGAAGAGTAGTCCTACTACTAAAAAGTCTCCCGCTCCTATCCCTGACCTACCAAATAATCCATTTCTATTTGAAATTCTTAATCTGGTAAACAAAGAAAGATCTGCTGCTAGAAAAGTACAAGTTCTGCAGAAGTTTGCTTGCCCAGCATTAAAGACTATCTTTATTTGGAACTTTGATGAAACTGTAATTTCAGTTTTGCCTGAGGGAGATGTTCCTTATGCAGCACTTGATAAAGAGTCTGGATTCAATGGAACTCTTTCTGAGAAGATTCAGGATGCTGTCAAGAAAATGGAAGAACTTGATACTATCTCTCTGGGAGCGAACGACCAAGGAAGATCTACTATCCGCAAAGAAGCTAGAAAATTTTACAACTTTGTAAAAGGTGGTAACGATGCCTTGAGTTCTATTCGTAGAGAGACTATGTTTATCAATATCCTTTCAGGACTACATCCTCTCGAAGCTGAAATTTTGGTTCTTACTAAGGATAAAAAACTCGATACTAAGTACAAACTTACTAAAGATATCGTTGCACAAGCATACCCCGATATTAGTTGGGGTAATCGTTCATAAAAGTTGAGATTTTTGTAATGGCAAAACAAGTTGCAGAGATGTCTACAGAGACATCAACGGAAACAAAGCCTATGTACTCCTGGACAGCATCAGAAAAAGAAAACTCTAGACGAAAGTATGGTGTTGAAATAATGATTGAGAATGGTACTTGGGGACAAGTTACCACCAAAGAATGCCCCAATGATGCCAGAATCGTTACATATGAAGTTGATGGTGAGATTCGCTACGACTTAACTCGCAGTCAAAAAGCAGTAAATATTTTTGATATGTACTGGGATAAGTTTAGAGAAGGTATTAAAAAGATTGAGTACGGAATGGGTAGGCATAATCCAAAACTTTGGGGAGAGGTTTCCAAAGCAAACAAAAAGAAAAAGTAAAATCAAAACCGACCTTTAGTATCAAAATACTGGCAAAAATTTTCGCCAGAAATTTTTGATTCTAGAGGTTTTTTTAAATTGTAACACATGTTACACTTCTGCTTGACTATATAGAATATAGGGTCTATAATGACCATACGTTCATCCACTTCGGTGGACGCAAGTAAGTCGCGGAACGGAGCGTTCATCCTATGCTTTCATTAGCACTCATCTTTTTTAGTCATGTCCCAGTGGAGAATTATCTTCGC